ATCAGCCAACCTCGTTACTGTACTACCTTGTGTTGGTATGTAAGATGTAGCGTAGCTTCCTGCTTCTAGTTGTGCTCCGTAGATAAGTATATCTGCATCATCTGATGTACCGTAAGTACCTCTTAATATCAATTGTATTTCATTTAGAGATGCTTGATTGTTAAATTCAAACCTTTGCCATTCAGGCGTTACATCACAAACAACAAAATTCAAATGCCTTAAAGCAACTTGATACGTATTACTGTCATTACTTTTCATCCATATAGATATTGAACCTGTACCCACACTTACAACAGTTTCGTAAACTAAAGACAAATCCCCTGTCGTAGTACCTGAACCTTTATCTAATTGTAATCTTGATGCATTTTGACTACCATCAGGCGAAATTGCATAATTACCTGTCACAATTGGTGTGCTTCCTGTACCTGTAGCTAATTTTGACCAACCCGACCAAGTAAATAGATTTGAATAAGTTAAACTGTTCGTCCTAGCTGGTTCAAGTTTCAAAGCCCCTTTAGTATTATCTGTATAATCTATTCTTGCTTCACCTTTTCCTGCGTTCTTTATAAGTCCATCACTGTCTACATAAGTTGCAGTAGAAGCCCTAGTGAAATCAAATGGCAAAGGTTTAAAGTTGTTGTTCTCGTCATTGTAAGCAAGCACAGAACCCTTTTGAGTTGCCCAGTTTCCGTTTCCGAATTTTAATGTATTTGCCATAATTATTGTATTGAGTATTCTTGTCCTGTTGCCATTTCGTTAAATGAAGTCCAAGATGTTAATGCTTCTAGTTCGCTGTCGGTAAGTGCTGTTTTGAATACTGCTACTTGTTTAGTCTTTCCGTAGAAATCACCATTCACACTATCTCCAAAATCAAAGTTTAATGTATTAAGTGTGCCAGTTGGCAAAAGATTTGTGTCAGAAGTTTGACCTATTTTAACCCCATTTACCCATAAATTAAAGCTACCTGAACTATATTTAAAAGCAATTTTGTTAACTTGTTTTATATCTAAATTTGTATCAGTAATTAACCTACCACCTGCACTTGAATTAATTGAATAAAAGCCTCTCAATAAGTTAGAGTTATTAAAATCAATAACAATTCTATTGTCAGTTCCACCATCGGATATAGCTATTGCTCTGAAAGTATTATCATCAGCCAAAGCAGCTATCTCCGCAAACAACACCCCTTCTGAATCGTTAAACTCTGCTGCTGTTCCTGCTGCATTTGCTGTTTCTGCCGAGCGTGTAACTGTTGAACCTGATGTAGGGATGTAGGAGGTAGGGTATGTAGCACTTGGCTCATTTTGTAAACCAAAAACTAAAATATTTTCACCTACGATACCACCTGCAATTCCATAATTAACAAAACTGCCACTTGTTACGTTAAAAACAAATCTAAACCACCCATTTCCGTAATCGACACCATTTGTAGCAGTACCACCACTAAATGAATTCAAAGTCCCATCTTTATTCCAAGAAGCAGACCCAACATTATCAACTGAAATTTTAAATTTACCAATAGATAAATCAATATCTTTAGCAAAAAAAGATAAAGAGCCACAAGTAATTCCACCTTTATAAAGAACTGAATCACTTGTGGCGGATGTTGTAAAAGTATCTGCATTTAAAGTTCCATCTGGAGAAATAGATGTATTAGCTGTTATTGTACAATTTGACTTTAACCAGTAAGCATTATCTACTTCTTGTGAATGAAAAACGCTATTAGTTCTAGCAGGCTCTAAAATTAAACTAGGAGAATCCTGTACTACTCCATCAATAAAAGGATAGTTTAGTCTTGGTACGTCTGCCGCTACCGTTTCAATATATCCATCTTTGTTAACCCTAGTAGCTGTGTTTAGGTTTCTATCAAATGTAAAATCTCCATTTCCGTTACTCGGCTTTTGACTGTGTATCTTATCGGTTTTAACTCCCGAAGGTGTTAACATTAAACTTGCTTTGTCAAATAAACTCATTATGAAAGTATTAGTTTTTCTGTGTTAATCATTACTTGTTCCATCCCTTCAACCTTTCCACCGTCATCGTGAACTCTACTCATATAGTCCATTGCTAAACCAATAGCTTTGTAATTCATAACCCCAGGCGTTGCGGTCACATAATCAACAACCGCTGCACTTGTTGGAATTGTTGTATCGTTATCGTTGTTTGCTAAACCATCAGCTTCATCTACAAACTTTGTAATTGTTATATCTTCTGCGGTATCTTTTAAAGAGCCAAATGAGATAGTACCTCCTGAAGATACAGTTGAAAAACTCGCACCTGTTCCAATTAAATTTCCAGTTAAAGTACCACCGGCAAGAGGTAAATAATTAGCTGCTGAAGCTGCCACCGCTGCATTCGCAAAGGCAGTCGTTGCTATTGTAGTGTTATTAACCGAAGGCAATTGAGTCGCTCCGGTTGTTGCTGTGTTTATTGTTCCATTTAGTGCACCTAAAAAAGATGGTGCTGTTAAATTTCCACTAACAATTAAAGCTGTGTTGGACAGAGTCATAGATTCTGTAAGTGTTCCATCTTTCATTGTTTCGAAAGTCAAAGAACCATCTTCAGTGCCATCCGTTACGTCTTCAGCTTTTGCTTTTATTTGCACATATTGAGTATCTTGATTAGCGTTGTTAAATCCTGTAAAATTTACAACCCCTATTTCTTCACCGTCAACTGGCACAGCATTGTGTGAAAACCACATAGAAGGCAAATCACTAGCAGCTCCGTTAAAAGTCATTTGAGCATTACCAGAAACTACATCAAGCGCAGCAGTTGGACTGAATTGTGTGCCTATTCCAACTTTACCAAAGAAATTTGCGTCTTGTAAGGCGTCTATGCTTAAAGCAAGAGTGTTATCGGTAGATATTGTAGCGGTATATGACTTTAAGTTTAATTGTCCCTCTGTGTTAACTATCTCTGCATTCGTTCCATTATGAAAGATCTCTAAGTCTCCTCCAGTTCCAAATATAGCTTTACTCGTGTCAGTAAACGTAATGTCGTCGGCCGCTGAAACTGCAAGATCTGAACCTCCTGTGGTGTTTCCTAATGCTAATACCTCGGCCAGAGTGTCGGCCGGATCTATCCAGCTCATTGTACCATCGCCGTCAGACTTTAAAACTGCTCCATTCGCACCGTTTCCATCAACATTTAACGCAAGAGCTCCGACTGAGTTGTTAATTAATTCGTCAGCACCAACAGAGTCATCCGCCATTTTTGAATTAATAACTGAATTAGTTAAGAGATATTTATTTGTTGAACCTTCAGTAACAACGTCAGAAGAAAAATCAACTCCGCTAAGATCTTGAGTGTCGCTAGTGTAAGTTATGCCAAAAATTTCAGCAAGATTTTTTCTAACGCTTATAAAGCCATCCCTTAGGGTTTGCCCGTTTCCGTCGTTGCTTTCATTACCTACATTAATGTTATTGGAAGCCATGTTGTTGATTGTTAAACAATTGAATTTTAATTCTTTTGTTTTAGTTAATAGTTAAACCATATCTATTGAAACGCTGAGAGCGTTGAAAGTTTTTAAATCAGTCCGGTCAATGTTGATATTGTTGCAAGATGGATAAAAGTTTTCGTGTTTTTTATCCTGTGACCAGTCCTCATAATATATCGATCCTAATCCGATCATAAAACCCAACCGATTGAATAAGATTCATAATTTGGCGAAATTTCATCATTTGAATTTGAATACCATTCTGGAAACTTGCTTGACGCATTGAATGCCATGTGATCCAAAAATCTTTGAGTATAGCTTTCCGCCCGGTCTCTCTCAATCTGAACAATGTCTTTCATTTCATCCAGGCTAATCTCGCTTGAATTTTCTGAGCTATGTTTGTAAACGCCTTTATTTGACACCGTAATTGATGCAGTCTTTAAGAATTCACTAGTTGCCAGGTGAATTAATATAGGTTGAATATAGTCGTCTAAAAGAGCCTTGTAATCCGTCGGAATCTGTGTTCCGTTTGCCACTAGTGCCGCAATTGCAGAAACATAATAGTCATATAAATCACTGCCGATAATCTCTTTTAGATATTGAACTTGGGCCAAGTGTAAAGCCGGCACTATTTTGTCCGCATCAAGATTTCCATCTAAAATTGGGCTTCTTCTAATAATATCGTCCTTACTACAAAATAATATATCTGCCATTTATCCTGGGTATTTTCCTTTATCTGTTCTATTGAATGGAGCTTGTCCAACTTCCTTTGGTTGTTTAGGTAATCTAAAACCTTTCCTCAACGCTTCCTGTACACTAATCTTACTAGTTCCTACTAAAGCAGCACCGCCCCAAGGTTTGCCCTCTGAGTTTAATCGCTTTTGATACAGTCGCCTTTCGAATATATGTTTGCAGTAGATTCCGCCTTTAAGCTTAAAAATAGAATAGGGTTTGTTTTTGTGTCTAAATTCTTTGTTAGCCCCTTTAAAACTTAACATATCAATGTCTTCCTTTCGGTAAATTTTACCAAGTTTCATCATTTCCTCGCAAAATGGTCTGCTCTTATTTCCGCTTTCGTTTGGCTTAACACCTCGAGCCCTTGCATATTTATAGCGAACTTTAAACATATCGGAGTCTAGCTTTGAATCAAGTTGCGGCTTACTTAATTTTAAACCATTGAGATAGTTCTCAGCGTGAAAATCTTCTGGTTCGTCTGCTGAATCTTCAACAGAGATCAATTCATATTGTGACAATTCGCTTTCATCTTGCCCAACAGTTTTTAGGAAATCCAGTATTTCGATTGCTAAGTCTTCAGACAAATCCTCCTCCTTTTCCATCTTAGAAAAAAGCTCTTGAGTTCCTGTTCCGTTAAACATTGACTTAGCAACATTGATATCAAACTGAAGCATTTGAACAAGGAAAACGATTGCTTGGTCCGTTGTGATAATTCCCTCTTTTACATTTTCCAATATAGACAGCGCTGAAGCTATCTGAGCCCCGTTGTAAGAGGCTTTGTTGTCTTCGTCGGCTTCTGCTGTTGGAGTTGTTTTTTCGGCCACCTCTTGGACTGTATCGGTTTCGATTTCCTCTCCGGTCTCTTCCTCAATCTGTTCCTTAGTCACTAGGTCTTCCGTGTCTGTAAATTCAATCGGAGTCAGTGTTTTAAAATATAGATCAAGAGCAATTCCGTTGTGGCCCAAGATGTTGTTTACAGCGTCAAGGATTAACTCCTGGAATGGCTTAATGGTAATATTTTCAAACAAATTTTGAGCGTTTGAAATTTCTTCGGAGTTTGATCCAAGGCCCGAGTTTCCATCTCTTATTCCAACCAATAAAGGAGACGTCACTGAGTTTGCAAGCAAAAGTTTACGGCTGCATTCTTCAGCTATATAAGAATAAATATCCGCTGCATCGCTGACGGTAATATCTTCAATCTGTGTTTTGTTGTCTGGTGAATCTGAAAATGAAACGATCACCTTTTCGCCATTTGCTCCCGTTAATTTGTTTTTAATTTCAGAGGCAATCATTTGCTGCTTTTCAACTGTCGGCAAACCATTTGTAAATGATACGAGTTTGGTCCCAGAAAAAGAGTTGTTAACCTCATTTACCAAGTATTCTGAGATTTCGCACTCAAGCTTTGAATAGTTTAAAGCCGAGATCCATGACGGTGGCGAGTAGTAATGCATTGAGGGAATAAACTTTCTAATTATATAAACCTCATTATTTGCTCCAGATCCAAAAACTGGAATCCGTGTCAGCTCATCGGGGTCGTTATACTCAGGCCAATTCGGGTGATAATAATAAGCGTTGATTACTCCTTTGGCGTCGCATTTTTCAGCTCTTAAAGTTTCACGGTTAAAATGTGAAACGCTAGAAATCTTTTTTCCTTTGTAGGTTATTTGGAAGGCCGCCTCACCCAATAGTTTTAAATCAGTTGAAACTCTTTTAATACACTCACTTTTGAAAAGGCTTTTGAATTGTGCATACTGGTCCGGCTTTCTTGATGCGTCGTGAGCTGCAAGTCCCTTTCCTGCAATTTGGTTTGCTATTCCAGTAATGATTGAGCTTGTAGTCGGTGAATTGAGAAAGGCGTCGATAATCTCTTTGTAAAAATCATTGTCCTCACCGTATGCAATAAAATCCTCTCTTGGGTCTTCTACAATCTCGGGCGTTTGATAGGCCGCCAGGTTTAAAATGTGAAAATCGCTATTATTCATAAACTAAATAATCGTTTGACTGCGTTGTGTTTGTTGTATAGATTCCAGCATTTAAAGAATAATCGGCAACAGTTTGATTTGTACCCAAGATTTTGTCTCGGTACAGTATTGATCCTGTTGCTGTGTTTGTTATTTCCAGTAAGTAGGTGAAATCTTTTGTCTGGTCTTGCCCTAAGCCTGCCGTATATGTATAATAATAATCGACTGCTGGAAATGTGCTCACTGTTGCGCTGTGAACCTCTTTGTTTTGCTCTTCGTTTTTTATCACCACTTTAAAAATATTTGATCCCGTAGGATTGAAAGTTTTAGGTATAAAATTCAAGGTATTGTTTGTTTGTGTTCTGTCAATAACCTGCATTTTATTGTAGTTTAAAAGTCCCTATTGCTGTGTTGTATAGCTTTTTAATTTTTAAAGCCTTGAATCCTAATTCTGTTAAGGCGTTTTCTGCTTCTTTTTCGGTGACGCTGTTCCACTCTAAAGAATCAAAGGGTTTAAAGGTGTATTTTGTTTTAATCATGTGTTTGTATTATATGCTTTGAAGGGAGCAGCAAAACCACCCCCAAACAAAACACAATGTTATTAACTGTTTGTCCCTGCTGTCACTGTCACACTCGCTGAACTCATTGCCGCCAATGGATTGGCTGTTGTAGCTCCATTGATAAAGTCTGGTGCTGAAATTTCCTCCGCTAGAAATTCGAGTACCATTCCTGAGAGATCACCGAATGCGCCTCCGGTTTGAATAGTAGCCGACTCCAAAGAACAGCCGTTTACTGTTCCTAAAAGGAAAGCATTATTATTACGATCAACCACTATAACTGAAGGGTGACCGTAAGAAATTAATTTTAATTCTGCCGTCTGCTCTTTTGAGAGTTTAGGTAGTGTCACGCTTAATGATGTACTGTAAAAAGTAGTACCATTTTCTTTTGAACTTGTAAGCGTTGTTGTCATTGCATTTGCGGATCCATTAAGCTCGTACTTGAAAATTACGATGGTCCCGGTCATGTCACTGATTTGGTCTCCTGATTTGGTGACTGTTGCGATTGATCCTTTATTGCATAGAAAAATCGCAGAAATTCCTCCGCTTATATCCTTACACGGTATCGCAAAGCCCTTTGATAGATTGCATGCCATTCGTCTGGTTTTTAGATAGTTAAGGGGGTTTTACCCCCCTTTACTAATGATTAATTTTTAGCTGTAAAAAACAACTTGAGAAGGCTGAACAATTGCAACCGCAGCAGAGCCTCGAAGCACTACTCTTGAATTTTGAGACCCGTCAATCGTTGACATGTCCAAAATAGATGCTTGTAAAAGCTCGCTATATAGCGAAGATCCGAACACTAGGTCCTCTTTTCGAGCTGCAAACATATCCGTACTTGTTAAGCCTGGACAATGAACAACTGGAATTCCTAAAAAGAATAATTTTTGTGAGCCGTTGTACCACATTTGTCGCTTTCCGTCAATTCCCTCAGTTGCATTTGAAGAGTTAACAGCTCCAAAACCTGCTAATTGAGCGATGTATGATTGATAAATTGATGTGCTTACAAAAATTGAAAGACTTTCGTCACCATATACAGCGTTTGGAATTGCAGAAACTACCTTTTGTAATTCAGTAGTGACATTAGCTTCAGTAATTGCAGATTTTGCTACATCAATAATATCATTGTCTGCTGCTGCTAAAGTTTCAAATCCGTCAAAGGGTAAATTTCCGGCAGTTGTTCCCGTCCAGATTGCAGATTCTACGGCCTCAGAAGTTTTTTCAACTACGTGCTCAAGGATAAAGTCACCAAAAGTTTTTGGAAGACCAGATTTTACTCCTTTCATTTGTAAACTTTCCCATCTGCTCAAGAAATTTTTGCTGCAAAGTTCCATGTTTATTTGGATTTCCTTTGGCTCGAGAATTACTTCGCTTGTTGTGAGAGTTCCAGTACTTGTAAAATCACAAGTTCCCGGCTTTAAAAGATTATTATTGGAGCCAATAACTTGAATTACTTCTTTATATTGAATGTTGTCTCTGATGTCGATTGCTCCAGAGGCTAGAGTTTTTCCAGAAAGCAAAGCTGCCGATACGTAACCTGACGCGGCCTTCCCCGTGAATGAACTATTTATTGTATTGTTACTAGTTGCCATAGTATTTTTTTTATATTATTATTAATTATGCTTGAGACGCCCAGATTCCAACTCCGCCGCTCACGTACCACTCAGTTAAGGCTACCGCTTTAATTGTGACAAAGTCGCCTTTGTTCGCAGTTGCTTTAGTGTTGATGAAATCTTTGTTTACAACACCGCTAGCCACTACGTCCGCCGCTGCGTTTGCAATAGTTCCGTGGAACGCATCCGCTGCGTCAGGGGATAGGGTGATAATATTGTTCCCATCTGCTCCGGTGTTTCTGAATGTATATTCAGCACCTATGTTGTGAGCTTCAATTTTTGGTAGCGATATGCTTAATGCATCCGTTGCCACATTGTACTCCTCACCAGCTCCATTTGAATCTACTGATACAGAAACTGCAATTGTATTTTGCTTTGAGCGAGCTCTTAGCACATCGTTTGATGTATATTTTAAATCTGACATTTTTTTAGTTTTTAGTTTTTGTAAATCATTTCTCGTATTCTCTGCAATTGAGAGCTTACATTGTCATTGTGATGACTTCTGTGAGACGACAAAGCCTCTGGGTTGTGTGCTATGGGCTCAACTACTTCTGAACTCATTTCAACCTCTTCAACTTTTTCAACCTCTTTAGGAGCTTCCTCTTTGCTTAGATCTTCTTTTTCGAGAATCGATTTCATTTCCTCGATCATGGCTTTCACTTCTTCAAGCTCTTCCTTTGTTGCGTATTCTTTTTCATCTGCCGCTTCGACTTCTTCCTCTGGAGCTTCTTCTGCTGGAGCTTCCTCTGCTGGATCTGCGTCTTTGACTTCTGAAATAATACCCTCACTTTCCACAACTAGAATTCTAGAGTCTTCAAGAATGTACTCTCCTTCGGGCATTGGAATAGCCTCCCCGTCTTCGCTTTTGATGAATACCTCTGAATCTTTTTCAAGGCTTTCAAATTCTATCTCGGTCCCATTTTCAAGCTTCATGCTTGCCAATTGGACCTTTTCCTCCGACATCTCGATTCCGAGAACGTCTTTGATTTGGTTTACAATTTCGATTGCTTTCATTTTTTAAAATTTGTTATATGTATATAACGAATCAGGAAATCGATTTGGGTCATATTTTATGAACTTTTTACACTTTTCCAACTCCTTGGGCCTGCATTTGTCCAGTGCAACACTTAGGGTGATATTTCTTTTTATCTTTACATAAACAGCCCCTGTTCCCTCCCTTGGGTGTTAACCTGGACATGGACTCATATTTTTTATTCGACATCTTTCAATATTTTAGTGATTGATTTAATAAAGTCCTGGGCTGCCGTTTCTTCTTTTAAGGTCTTGTCTTTTGGCCTCGATGACATACGGTCCGAAAAAAATGCCTCAATACTAAAACCGGAGACCTCTTTGTTTTGCACTTTTTCCCAAACGTCATCATTAGAACACTTCACGGAAACCATCCAAGTCCCAACAGGAACGTCAAGGCCGTAGTGCCTGCTTTTATCAACTTCACTTTCCACGATCCAACTTTCGCAAACCGTAAGGCCTTCGAGTTTTATATCATGTTCGAGCGTGCTTTCTGATTGGTTGCCGTTTATAAAAAACAACTCCGATGCTTTGCGAATGGTCTCCTTTGAAAAGAAAATGTAATAATCTTCATCTTCATTCTGACCTTTGCGGAAAATTGGCTTGTTCGGGACTAGGGCTGCGCCGAGTAGCAATCTTTTTTCTTTGTCTTGTTCGGCGAATTTAAACTCCTGGCTTTTTAAGGCGATGAATTTTTCCTCAGTGGCTGGACTTGAGACTACCGAAATGGCAGTGATGCCCATGTCTTCACCGTTTTCATCTAATACTAGTTCTACTATTTTCATGTTTTTTTATTTTATCCTATTGATGCACTTTCTATTATTCCACGATCCAGAGCCTGACCGGTTGAAACGTCACCGCTTACAACATAAGCCCGTGTTGGTGTTTTATCTTGGCCGTTTATGGCTTGAGCAATTTGACTCCCTTGAGAGCTTCCCACAACATTGAACGCAGGTGGAGCAGAGGCCGAAGCTGAGACCCTTGGCATTGATACATTTCCACCGCCACCGCCGCCAACTCCTTTTGTTGTTCCTTTAGCCGCTTTAACTGCTGACTTAATAGCTGAGAATATCCCAACCGCTTGACCTGCAAAAGCTAATAAAAGAGGAACGTTTTGTGGAAAACCTGCCGCTGCTGTTTTGGCGAAACCTGCTGAAGTATCAACTCCAGCCTCTGCGGCTTTCATTGTAATCTTTTGAATGGTTTCTTTGGCTGCTGCAATCTGTTCTTTTATTCTCATTGCCTGCTTTGCTATAAATAAAGCCTTTCCGATTGCGGATTCTTTTCCGGCGATACTTATTATAGCGTTAAGGTTTTCGTACATAGCCGCACGCTCTGCCGCCTTTCGGGCTAACTCTTTTTTATGGGCTACGTCTCTCTTTATTTCATCTTGACCTTCTTGATCGTCTTTAGTTTTCTTGTCTTTAGCTGCATCATCTATGATGGCTTGAAGCCCGTCTTTCCGTTCTTGTTCTAGGGCGTTTGTGTTTGTTAGTTGTTCCGCTCTAAAGCCCGTCACAGCCGCCTCAACGTCTGCAATCTCTCGTTTTTTGTCTATTACTGCGATTTGAAGATCAAGGTTTTCCTTATCTAAAGCAAGGGCCGCCTCTGCTGCGTTGAGCTGCGTTTGAGCGTTTGACTTCATGGCTTTCTCTTGTCTGTCTAAAACAAGACCCAGCTCTTTGTTGGCTGCAATCCTTTCGTCTATTCCAAGAGTGACGTCATCTCTGATCGCTCTTTGGAGTTCCGCTTCTTTATCGTATTGCTGAAGTAGTAAAGCATTTTGAGCCTCTGCAAGTTTAGATTGTTTGTTTAATTGGGTTAGGCTTGCCGCTGCCTTTAATGTGTTTGATGAATAATCTGAAATTGATTTTCCTGCTTTGACTGCTGTATCTGCTATTTTATCAAATGATCCATCGACTCCGGTCAAAACGTCGACGTATTCTTTGCCGGCCATCTTTGCGGCTTCTATTGCACCTTCCCAATCTCTTTGAAATGCCTTTTTAATTGCTGTACCTAAAAACCCAAGCATATCAAGAGTACTCTGAATCCTCTCAATAAAATTCTTTTGTATTGCTTTGCCTAGATTTTTAATTGATTGCAAAGGGTCATCAAATATTGATTTAAATGAGCTAACAATTCCGCCGACATTGGTTTGAATAAACCCAAAGAAGTCATTAAATACAATTTGAAGCGAGTTCATGGCTGTGTCTAAAGCATCAACCACTTTCTGGTTGCCTCTAAAAAGTTCAATTACTTTCTCTAGGATAATAGACCCAAGTTTAAAAGCTCCACCAGTAAGGACCGCACCAACACCGGTGAACGCTTTACCTAAGCCCTGGACGCCTTTGCTGGTTTTCTTGGCTTCTTCTTCAAGTTTTTTCATTGAGGCCGCCGCCTCTTGTTTTATTTGAGAGAGCTCCGTTGTGACATTTTCAAGATCCTTTCTAAGTTTTCCGAACTCAGCTTTTAAATCAATTGTTATTTGTTCAGCCATTTTTTAATCGTGTTAATTTTACCATTTCCTTAAAACTTTCTGGAATCTTGTTTTTGCCTAAAGCGACATCAATATGCTCGCCTTTTATTTTGTTTTCTGATGCTATCTCTAGCAGTTCAATGATCTGTTTTATCATATAATATCAATTGAGGTGTCTATTGTGATTCTGGTGCTGTCTATTGTGGCTAAAGTCATGTCAATAGTTAGGGCCAAATCATTGTCATTATTTACTGCCTTGAGATTTGAAACAACATTTATAAGCTCAAGCTCCGAAAGACCAGTTTCAAAGTTTGTTGTTATAGAATTAATCTTGTAAATGTTTTCAAACACAATGATTTTATCCTGAAGCTTTAAGTTTAATATGATGCTTATAGGTAAATAAGCTTTAAACTTTGTTAGGCGTCTGCTTAGGCTAAAGGTTTCAACTATATAGTTTTTATAGTACTGATTAAAGAGTGTTTTATCGAAAACGCCTCCAGTGTATTCGTTTGGCTCGGCTGCAAAGTTTAAATTTTTAGAGTCCGTTAATGCAATTGAATTTGATGGGACGTAATAATTAGAAAGGGATTGCTTTGTCGAGGCAGTTGGTAGGACCGAGATATTGTTTCCGGTGTTTTTAATTGGATAAAACAAAAGAGGCTTTCCAATTAAACTGTTTTTGTCTTTATCTACCGACCAGCCCCATTGTACCGATGTAGCTGTGGAACCATTGTAAAGGCGTTCATATTTCTGATGCTCAAAAGGAAGTTTGACAGTGTAAACACTACCGTCATATTTTGCTCCTGCATTATACTGCTCACGACCCCAATCTTTATAAAAACGTGCTAAGTGATCCGCTGCTAAAAATGTGCTAGTTCCCTCATATTTAAAATCGATTTCTTTAAATGGGAGTAATGCCTCGACCTGACTGGACTTTTTATCAAGGTGCTCAGTAATATTGTAAGTTTGTGTACTACTCTGATAGTAAGAATCTAGAGTCATGACCTTGATTTCTTCTGTTAATTCATCATAATAGGCTGTTAAATTGAACATTTTAAAAAGGCCGGTTAATAGGTCTAGGACACCAATGTCGGGAACTTGATTCCCAGTAATAAAGTTAAATTCAGATGCTACATTGCAAGACCCTGCAAACGAAATGACATCTCTGTCCTGGTCGCCTCTTAATCTTTTAACTACTCCTGTTAAATTGTAGCTTGACACTGTTGCGGAACTGATCTCAAACTGAAAGGTGCCAGCTCCTATGTCTGGAATTTCGTCATTCGTTAAAACTGTTTGAGTGCCTGAAAGGTTTTCCTTTCTTAAATAGATCACTCCATTTCTATACATTGTGAAAGTGTATCCGCTCGAGGATGTTTCAATCCTTAAATTCATTCTATAGTCAAAAATCTGGGCCTGTGTTCCAAGGGATATATCAGAAGCCGAAAAGCCCATCCCTGCAATTGCTGGAGCGTTTACTGAGCTGAAGCTTGGGACCATGTTATTAAAAATAGAGGCAGAAAGTTCGCCGTCTTCTTTAACGCCTCCCTTTTTCTTATGCAGCCACAAATAAAGATTATAATAATCTAGGTTTGTTTTATTGAAAAAGTCGGTGCTAAACTTTATACTTTTAAAAACATCGTTTGGCCTTGTCGCTGTGTTGTAATAGTTTTCAATTGCTTTGATTATTACGTGAATCCTCACAGCCGGCTTTAGCTGGTCGTATAAAACGCCGTGAACGTTAGATCCATAATTGAGATTAAAACTCCCTGTGGTGTCCTCATTTGAATTGTAGTACAGTCGATCGGTGTGAGTTATTAGCGGCACAATAATAGCGTCGTCGATTTCCTCTCCTAGATAAACATCCTTTCCGTCTTGTAGGTAGTTTATTATATTGGTTGAATTGTAGCTAAATTGTAGCTGTTCCTTTGATAGAAAATCTAAAGTGCTGAGTTTATCATTTCCGATAACATCTTTTAGGTTGATCGTGTTGCCGTAAAAGGTTATTTTATATGTGTTCCCTTTGTTATTGTTTAGGTCCGCACTCTCTAGCTTGATTTTTCCCTTTTTAAAAAGCTTATAATTCAAATGGATCTCAGCTTCCTTTTTTGTTCGGCCGTCAAAACCTTGAATTGAGCTATTATAAAAGTGTTTAAAAATTTTATTATTCTGCTTCGAACATGGCAGAGAAAATGAACGGCTATAGTCTGCAAATATTTTAGAGAAATCTTTAACATTTTGAATGGTCTGAGTAAGTGAAACACTTTCATCCTTAAACATTTCAACCTGTTCGCCTTCTATATATAATTGGATGCCAATCATTATCTTATGTTGTTGATTTTGTCAAACGCAAAGGCAAAGTCTACTGTGTGATTGATCAGATTATCATTTAATGAGTTTTTAAATGTGAACGATTTGCTGTTTGGAATTACAGAGAGGGTTTTCCCCTCGTATCTGATCCACACGTTTTCACTCAAAAACATCTCTTCGATTGCTGAGTTGAAATCCTCAAGAACAAATCCGGTGTTTAATGTGATGGTAGTGTTTGCGTTTACATTATACCGTTCCCTTTGCCCTTTGCTAGTTGAATAGGTAAGGTTTGCGGAATCAATTATATTTCTGTTGAACGAACTATCAGAAACATTAAAGCTTTCAACAGACTTCTTAAAAAAGTAAATGTCCTCAATGGCCCCGTAATGATTTATGAAGGAACATTTAATCGGTGTGAAGGTCGGCTCACATACTTGGACAACCTTGACCGTTTTGACAACGGTTGAGTCATTTGTTGCATATATTACAACATCATTAGTTGTGTTGGCCGGTACATTTATATACTGAATTTTTTGGTTTGAATTTCCATTGTCAGTGACCTGAGTTGTTGCTCCACCGATTACATATTTTCCAACACCCTCGGCAAAGATTGGAATCTTTCCAACCGTTCCCTCCGGAAGATAGATTGTACTTTTTGTCATTAAGGCCCCAGTGCTTAATTGTGGATTGATGCCGTCCTCAAATTCACCATATCCATCAAAGGCCAAATAGGTGACTGGTGTTTCTGTTTGTGAAATCGGATCGTCGTTTTCGTCATAATATCTAATTGATACAGTGACCCAAACCGTGCTAGATGAATTCTGATAATTATTATTAAAATCACTAGAAATGTAATCCCTCACAAGTTCAGCGATTTCAATTAAGATGTTTGCTCTGTTTGAAATTCGCTCCCTTTGTATTGTGTATTTTTTATCTTCAGAACTATAGCTGTCTGCTGTTCCTTTATAAATATATAAGTCTACAATTACTCTATTTAGTGCCATGTTTAAAAATTAAAGTTGAATGTCTCCTTGTGGTCCAGTGCCTGAGGTTTGACATGTTTTACTGTGTACCTCTGTGACTGTTCCGTTGTTGTTTATTCTTACAACTTTAAAGGTCATCCCTGGACCAGCCATCGGATTTTGAGTTGCTGCTGTAATTGCATAAAACAAACCGCCTCCTGGAAATTTTCCTCCACCTCTGCAAATGATTGTTCCATTTAAAGAGGATCCAATCCCATTTGATAAATTGATTGTTGTAGTTGCTATTACAGCTGGACCATAATTTCCATCACATAAAGCTCCGATTGATGAAACTCCCGACGATAAATGAGCTTCAAATGAACCACATGGATTTACTGATGGTTCCTGTTTTATTGATAGCGTGCAACTTTTTGATCCTGCATTTGAGTAGCCACTTGGAACAGTAAAGGTGATTACTACATTTCGACCATCAAAACTCGGGGACGTGTTTGCTGGAAAATTAGTTGTGAAATTTGTGATTGCTAAATTTGTGCTTGAGAGCCTAACGTTGCCCTTTATTGTTGTACCGTTAGCCAAAATCCTCCAGCCGCTAAAGACTAAAGTCTCGGCGTTGGTGACTGACTCTCCTGGACATGCTGCCGCTTTCAAGCCTGTACCATTTTGTACAATTGAAACTGGACACCTACTTGATAAAACTCCAGAGTTTGAAAACCCGTTTGGGATTGTGACGTCAAAATATAAAGTGATGTTTTGGTCTGCTGTTCCTGTGTTGGCCGCTACTGTTGTAATTGCTGACCCTCCTGCCGATGCTGCGTAAATATTTCCAACGATACCAAGACCGGTTGGTTTGACGATTGTTTGTCCGTTCTGAGAGATTGACCCCCCAGATAATCCGGCCGTTGTACAGCTAAAAGTCGTGCAGTTGTTTATAGTGATTGAAACGTCCTGTACTGCCGTGCAACTGTCAGCGGCTTGAAATGCTTCGACATAAATCTTTTTGGTCCCGCAGGTGCTAAGTGCCGAAAGAATCAAATTATTCCCAGAGATTGAGGCATTTATGAAACTAGGATGGTTGTTTATTACTCTATAGCCTGAAATTGCTGAGTCATCACCAGGGTTAAACTTTCCATTGACTGCAATCGTGGCCGTCCCTGTTGAGTTGGTTAATGTCTGAGCTGAGATCGTTCCAGAAGCAGTTGGGCAATTGTCGTTTGATGAAGGGGTGTCTACAGCTGCTTGTTTGGGCTGGGTGAAAGTCACATCACATAGAATGGTCCCAACTAATGTATTGCTGTAATCTGCTGGAATTTGTATTGTAAGTGTAAGTGTTCTATTTGTTGGCGTTCCAGTTGGTCCAATTGCTGCGAAATTGTCAACACTTTGGCCGACAATAGTTCCTTTTGATAAGGTTGGAAGGGTAATAATACCACCACTAGAAACAACAAAGCCCGATGCTCCAGCAATTGCACAAGTAAACAACTCGGATGGCTGTACTGGCTCAGTAAGATTTAAATAAAAGGGACTGCGGGCGTTTATTTTTGTGCTCATGAGGTTGTGAATTCTTTGAATTTATCTTTGATATCCAAGGCAAAAGCTTGAACTAGTTTTGGAGGGAGTTTTTTAAAGGCGTTATCAAATGACTTTGTAAAAAAGAACTTGGCCGGTATTCCTGAGAGATATACGCTCCTGGATATTACATATATCAAACCCTTTCTTTTTTCACCAACGCCTCGAATTCCTTTCTTGACTAGATATTTATTTATTCCGCTTTTGATGTACCCTTTTCCAGTTCCAGATCCATACTTAAAAGGGCTTTTTGTGTTCTTGTTTCTTTGTTTACCATACCAAAGAGCACCCTTAGGAAGATCAAAAGGATCTTTCCCGGTGACACCCTGGTCAATGTATTTGGCATAGTCTACATCTTTCATAAATGGAAACTTGACCGAGATGCTGTTTTCCATTGTCTCAACCTCGTACTTAATCGAATTGTAAAGATTCCCTTTTGATGGCTTGTTGCTTTGAAACATGCTTTTTCTTAGGAGTCTTTTTTGAGACTGCTTAACAACATCCTTTCCAAACTGATTTAGTGCCTGGTCTGTAAACCTCATAAAGTCGCTGAGCTTTCTCATTAGCACTTAGTCATGTTATTACTTAGGTTAACTGTGAAATCACAACTCAAGCCGCTAAGATTGTTTTCAAACCGTTCCTTGAATGGAGTGCACGAAAACGATCCGGCTAGTTCATAGGTTCCGGAATAACTGTTCGACCTTGACATTACAGCCTGAAGCCTTGCAGCTAGATTCAGCATGTTGTTTATCACATCCATTTCATTATCGTTGCCTCTTAAACTATCGACAACGCTGTCCTTTGAGAAATCAACAATGTCCATGAATAGTATGCTCATACCTAAAGAGATCTGATTTGTTTGAATGTCAATACTCTCAATCATTATGTGGGCCAGTGGGAAAATGGTGATCTTGTTCAAATCAACCTCATAGATGTCTCCTTGGGTCACTGTATTACAAAAAGGCTCTGCAATGAGTGAGGCTTTTATGTCATCAATTACTTTAAAATATGTGTTCATACTGTTTTAATAAATATAGGTGTGAGACTTTCATCCTCTTCAATTTTTATTTCGATAAACCTTTCGAGCCATTCGAGAGCCTGGTCGAAATCAAATCTTGGCTCGGCTTCAATAACACAATCCAGGGCAATAAAAAAATCATATATCGCAACCTTTGGCTCTGAAGCTGTCACGCCAATTAAAGCCCTCTCAAATCCCTCTGATAAAACAATCGACTCGTTTTCATTTAAAAAAGATCTATCGTAAAGCGAATCAATTATCTGTTCTTTTTGCATTGTTCATTTGTCTTTCTAATTCATTTTTTTCCTTTTCAAACACCAACCATGTGAGGCAGGTCTGAAGGTTTAGTTTTTCAACAGCATCAAACTTTGTCACATCGCCTGAAGCGAGGCTATACAATGACGAATAGAATCCCCATTTTTCGGCGAATGCTTGACTATTTGATAGTAATCCTGTTTGAGTTTCTCCTGCGAATAATTGAGGATACGACTCGTGAGTTCGTCTTTTAAATTCAACAAAAAAAAAACAGCACCCAAAGCCACATCCAAAGGCATTAAAGCCATGAAGGTTTCCTTGTCAGCATTATAGTCCTGCAATAGATATGATCCTTTAAACTCCTCCTTAATGGGTCTGTATAGCACCCCAAGGGCCTTGTCCATCGTATCCCAATCGTTAGCATAAGAATCAACATCTAAAAACTCCCCGAAGGTCATATCGGATAGCTTAGGATGAAACCCGAACTTGATTCCAGCCATCTCAAATGTATTGGTGAGCTTTGGCGTTTGATCAAATAGCTCGGTCAACATCCCGGTCACTTTTTTAATTGAGCTGTACTTGAAATTATCAACGTGCTTTAGTGGAACACCGCAAAAGATTTCAATCATTTTCTTATGTAGGAAGTCCTGGTCAATGTCATCCGTTAGGATTTTACTAAAGCGCTGGTATTGTCCGAGCGTTATCTCAGATAATTTGTTCGGCACTGTTAATTTAAATTCTTGCATTTTGTTTGGTATATATTAAAAACGAATCAGGAAATCGATTTGGGTCTAGAAATGTTATAAAATGTGATATTGTCCAGCATTTGGATTCTTTAATTGATAGCTGACGGCGTATCGAATTGCATCGATTGCGTGATTATATTTATCCATCGGCGTCGAGCTCTTCTTTTCAAGCCAGGCATAGTTGTTCAGTTCTCGAACTAAAGGAACGCTCTCCGGCCCGTCGTCAATTATTAGATCGTAATCCTGGAGCAGTGAAATCCCGTAGGTAATTGAGCCCGGACCTTTTATCGCTGGGACAATGTTGCAGGTTGATTTGAGTTCATGGATCAGTCTGGGCTCTGCGCTATCTGCCACCAATAGGGATTGGCCCACATGCTTGGAATAAAGCTCTCGGAGTTGTGACGTTGTTAATCCAGGCAAATAGAAACACATCTTTAGATATATGATCCTATTGTTTTTATCAATGCTAGTTTTAACGCAACTATTTTCATCCTGCGAGAATCCAAAATCTGCTCCAAAAACAGGCGGCGAAACCTCTTTAAACTTTCCGAGCTTCCAATTGCTGAAGATTATACCCTCGGCCTTTTCAATCCAATTCCCTTGAATAACGGCGGCGTATCTCTCAGGCCTCCTAAGACGCATTTGTTTTATCTGGTTGACATAACTATCCGAAAGATTCTCAACGTTGTCTAGATACGTTGTGTGGATGTATGAGGTGTCTCCTTTGCTTGTGTTTGCTCCAGCCTCAACGCCTCGGTCCTCATAAAAGCGTTTATAAATAAAATGCTCTTTTGTGCTTGGGTTTAATAGCAGTATAATCCTGTTTTGCCTTTGCTTGCTTCTGACTGATAGATCAATTTTATCAAACGAATCCTGGTCGATCTCTTCGGCTTCCTCCATGCACCAGGTAGTTACGCCCTGCAATGATTTTAAATTTGCTGTCTGGTCCCCGGAGCTAGTCTTGATGCCTCGAAATATTATCTTGCTACCGTTCTCAATGTTGACGATCTCGTCCCTGGTAATCCTGAACTTATGATGGAGGTTTAGCATTTCAATCTTTTCCTTAAACTCGGGAATAATTGAAACCGATGCAGATCTCAGCGTGTATCGTGTGAATAAAATTGTATGTCCAGGTTCTTCATGAATAAGGCCCAAAAGAAACACCCCGGCAAAGAATGACTTTCCTGATCCTCGGCCACCTGTTAAAATAGTGTATCTAGTATCATTCCAAAAACCTTGATACTTCTCACTAAAATCAATCTTAATCTTCTGATTCATTTTTCTTGAAGTTGAACAGCGTTCTGAAATCGACAGAGGGAGCGTCTGAGTTCACGTCGACTGTTTCTTTTGGTTGGCCATATGCTGAATCGAGTATCGCTTTAGTAGCTGCGACGTCCCCTTGTCTGGCCTTTTTAAGTAGAGCGAAATACATGAGATGCTCTTGACTCATCTGTTGCTGTTCTCTAGTAACTGGATTTGTACCTTCAGAAATTAGATTTAGGATTTCTTTGGCAACAGTACTTCGATTTCTTGTTCCCTTTGGTCTTCCCTTTGGATTACCAGATTCACCCTTTTGAAATTGATGTTTTTTTATTGGTTGATCTTTACTCATATGGCTGTATTATGGCTGTTCTTTTATCTTAATGTTTCACAAACCCTGTTCAATGGATAGGGGTTTTTTTTTAAATGAAATCCGATCATTTCTTGGATGTATATCCTGTGAGTTTCCTTTTTAGTTTTGTATAAAACCCCTAGGTAATAATTGACCATTTCTTCGGGGGTTGGTTTAGCTCTTTTAATTATCATATATAGTCAAGCATAAATCGATTAGTGGTAAGTAAAGCACATAGTCCGTGCAGTTTTTTTGTTCATATTCCCGAAACCCGAAAAGTATTCCATTGTAAAATCCAAGTGTCAACTCCCAATCATTTTCCACAATACTCACATTTTAATTGTTCAACTCCGGCTCTCTCTGTGTCAAAATCTAATTCATCAAACACGTTGTCGTTTGGAAGATCTAGGCTCCAATTATAAAGATCCTCTTCATTCCAGTCATTTGCTAAAAGATCATGATCCCACTCTCCAAGAGAATTGTTGTCTTTGATCATGAACTCCCTTTGTTTTTGCTCTGACCAGCCAAAAACTTTTTCAACCCAAATTTCTTTGTGTCCTAAATAAATAGCGGCCTTGAGTCTCATATTACCTCCGATCACCTGCATTTTTTCATTTACTACTAATGAGCGAACTTTTAGCATTTCCGGAAAGCCTCTAATACTTTCAACTAAGGCCCTAAACTTATAGTCTTTTATTACCCTAGGATTTCCTGGGTATGTTTTAAGCTTATATACTTTTTCAAGTATTTTATCCTGCATAATCTTCAAGCTTTTGTTTTAGGTTTTGAACAATCCCAGCCAAACACGGGGCGCAATTGCTAGGCTTTTGATTGCTTGAGTTTACTCGGTTATAAATTGCAAAAATCATGTCTCGCTGTTCGAATGAATCAAGCTTGGTGTTGTTGTATGTTTTAAAAAAATCAACCAGGAAATTGTATTCGTCTTTTTTTAGCATACCCTTTGCCGGAAACCATTCATTGAGGGTCTCCTGTCTTTTGTCACAGTTGCAAGGCTTTTTTGTTAAATGCGAAACCTTGTCGACTAATGTTTTGATCCCGGTCGCTTTGGTGAACTCTGCAACTTTATCACCGAGACCCTTTATTTTTTTGCTCATAGTATTTATCTTTAAATTTTCTGTTAATCTTCACTTTGCACCTCTTTACTGTTCTGTATATGGTCGACAGAGAAAGTTTTGTTTTTTCCGACATCAGACCCTTATGTGATTTGAAATCATATCTGTACAGGTTGAAAAGGTTTTTATCAAACCAGTAAAAAGTATCGACATATTTATCCATGTCTTGTTGAATGGTCTTGTCAAAGTCATCGTCTTTGGATTCATTGACTATGTATTCAAGTTGACTATTAGACAACTTTTCGAGTTTTACAACCTTATTTTCTCGCCTTATCATATCGACAAACATATTTTTCACGACTTTATATATACTTAACGAATGACCATCCCAATATCGGTCTAGAAATTTTTTGACTTCGGTTGGATTTTCTTCAATTTTATCGATCTCATTTTGAATTTTGATGTACAGATCGTGAGTTATATCCTCGTGATACATTCCTTTGTGATTGTACCTAGATTCTATATTTAAAATGGTTTCCTTTATTTGATCGTAATTGCTCCAAAGGATTTTGAGGGCTTCTTTTTTAGTCATGATTTTTTATTTAAAGCTTTGTACTTTTCAATTATTTCAATGAGGAAAAAGCGGTCCCATTTATAGCCGGTCTGTTTTGCTCGTGAAACTTTGTCTTGGAGGGCAATGACTCGTTCCTCTCCAATGCGGTTGATTAGTTCAATGTGATATGGAATAAGATTTCCAGCAAGAAAGTAATTGCACTTTCTACAACTTAGATGAACATTGTCCTCATTGAATCTTACTACTGGATTCATTCCAGCAGAATGGAAGTGAGAGGCGTCCGAGGTATTGAAGGACCCACACGAAACGCATGGCTGTCCTTTGTCCCTTTCTCTAATGAATTTGTGAAAATGTCTAACTGCTGTCGCCTTGAGTTGGCTGAGAGTTTTACTTTGATATTTAATATAGTCCATCCTCTTCGATTTTTAGGTCGATCAAATGGCATTGTAAATTTAAAAAGGATCTTTATATATTAAACTATATTTTTATTAACAAAACCCTTCAGTTTTATGTAAAAAAAAACCCTAACTATTTAAGTCAAGGTTGTTTTTTTGTTGTCTGTCTCTCCAGTCTGTCAATCTTATCGCAATTGAAAAGGTAAAATTTATTACCGACAGGCTCCTTTTTGTGGTCCATAATTGCGACGGCCTACATTATTGATTTGATAAGGATAATGAAATGCTAGTCGGCTCATTTATTTTTTTAAGTATTTTCTTTGTGCTATTGTAGAAAAAATGAATTTCCTCTTCTCTTGCTAGATCTTGTTTAAGTAATTTAATCCTTTCAATATGATAATCTTTACCTAAACCATTAATGAAAAACCCATTGGGCAAACTATCAAATTGATACAAGGACATTTGTTCCTGATCTATCCAGTGTTTTAAATATTCTATTTTATTCATGTGATTTATTTAAATGGTTTGCCCTATGTGCCTAAAAACAGTTTTTAAATAGCCTCTGTTAGATCTTTCTCGTTCATGTGAGCCTCTAGCATGTAGCCCTCAGATGGATTGATTAAAGAAATCGCCTTGTATATCTTCCTGCTTATAGCTTTTACTTTCTTTTTTTCTGAGTCCTTAGATTCTAGACCGAGATTGCAGTAAAGTAGAGCGTCAATTTTAAGTAAAGTGTCGAGTTTCCTTGTTTCGCTCCACGTTTTGAAGCCTACAATTTTAGCTGTGTCCTGGTGAGTGTATTTCATATTAAAAAGGTAAATCAGTATCTTCAGGAGGCATGATCTTATTCAACTCAGCGACCACAGCTTCTTGATGTGTGCTTGTTGAAGCGTCCCAGTTGTGTCCAATCTTCTCAATAGAGGCTAGCTTATCGGTATTAAAATATTTAATTTCACCCTGTGGACTTTTCCACTCCCGGCCCTCAGGCCAGAAATCTACTTTCACCTTATCGCCTTTAACATATCCGTCGAAATCAGAACATTTGTCTTGAGTTGCCTCAATAACTCTAAAGTGTTGCCACTTGGCGGTTTTATCTGTGATAACTAGTTCACGCTTTTGGAAGCCTTTATCTCCGTACGTTTTTGTCTCTCCGACAGTTTCGACCGTCCAGTCTGTAATTGTAAAAGGTTTGCTCATAATTATTTATTTAGTTTATATATACTCGTTCGCATTGCTTGCTGCAAAAGTCTCCGTCGCATGGTGTTAAACACTCAAGGCATTGGTCTTCTAAGACCTCTGGAGGCACTAACTCCCTGTCGGGGATATAGTAGTTGACTTTAATTATTTGATTGCTATAAAGGGCCATTCTGCATTCTCTTTTAAATATTCAATTCTTAAATCAAAAACGGTTTCACAGTCTTCAAATTCACATATAAAATTATCTGGATGTTGAAACCCTCCGCAGTTCTCGCAAGTCATCCTCTTTGCTCACTGGTCCGCTCTCCAATGTATGTGTTGGACTTCAGCTCTGCGTGTTTGTCTGCGCTGTGTTTCATTGCTGTTGTCATTCTAGTCTCGTCGTATTCTCTAAAGGCAGTTAGTAGTTTTGCGAGGTCCCAGCTCCCGTACATTTTCCCGTATTTTCCTTTAATAATGTCCTTGAAAATCACAATCAGATCGCTGACGTTTAAAGATTTGTGATCCTCCATGATGAAAGTGGCGGCTAATTGGATCTGGTCCTCGCTCATGTTGTCCTTTACGCTTATTGATCTGTTAACCTCCATCAACCATTTGATTAAAATAGCGTGAATCTTGACCGGTGAAAAGTCCTTTGCCATGCGTCCGATACTTGGGAGCCCTTTAATATTTAAAGCATCCTGGACCGTTGAGATGTTTGGGTTTCTTAATGAAATTCTGGGCTCCGATATTGCAACCGTGTTTGTTTTTTTTGAAACCTCATGAGTTTTTAAATATATTTTCATTTGCTCAGAGGCCTTCGGTGTTTGCGAGTATCCTTTCAAGGTTCGAGTAGTCTGGTTGATTGTTTTGTTGTCTTCCATTAGAGTTGTGTTTTATGAGTTCATCTTCCCAGGCTTTATTATTTAAAAATGTTTGAGGGTTTTTTCTGTATGCCTTATCTGGTGTGGATTCAATGTAAGCAGGCAGATAGTTGAGTATTTCTTCTTTTACTTTTTGAGGTAGCTTATCAAATTTTGGTTTGATCAAAGTCTTGTTTCCTGTTTTCTTATCGTACAAATCCCAAAAATCTTCAAAGCTTGGATATATTTCAACTTCAGTTTTAGTTATAGTTATAGTTTCAGTTTCAGTTTCAGTTTCCATATGTTGATCATATGTTTTAGATATGTTTAAGACAGGTGTTTCATTATTTGTTTTTTTCTTCCTGTTGCTTCTTCTTGACTCACTATATTTTTTACGTCTGTTTACTTCTGACTCTAATCTCTCATTGAAATAAAGACCGTTTTCATCTTGAGTAAATAGATCGAAGATGTCTTTATCATATGTTAAACATATCTTTAACATATGTTCTTTCGTTAATCTTCCCTTTTGATGGTGAAAGCATAGAAGCCGAATAAATTTTCCGACTTGGTTATCATTTAGAAAATAAGTTCCAGTCAGAAAATCAGAACTATAAAAAAGGAATGCAGGATCTTTCATTGTTTTTAAGTTTTAGTCATCACCCGGCATGGATACCGGGCTTTGACATTTTAGCGTGATTTCAGGGTCGACGCTTATTTGTTTATTTTTGGATTAGTGGGTTTTTATATAAAAGATTAAAAACATAATTAACTTGTTCTTCGTCTGCCTTAAATAGATCTTGATCCATGATTCTTTTTTTGATATTATATTTCTGCTTACTCGTAACAAAACCCTTCACATTGTCGAGGTCACAGCTCACATTTTTAAAGTCTTCTTGGTATGCTTTATCGTAGATCATAAACTCTAAAAATCTTTTATGTGTGTTTATTAAAGTTGCATGATGTAAATCCATATAAATAGACAACTGATAAAAAGAATAATTATAATTTTCATTAACATACCCTAGAAAAAATTGTCTCGCAGTTACGTAATCTTTAAACCTGGGTTTGTCAAATATTTTAATATTATATTTTTTATTTAAAGCTCTTTTGATTGGACCTAATATTTCCGAAATTTCTTTTTGTATTTTAGTCATAGAGTTTTAAAATGGGGCCACACAAAGCCATTTGATCAGACCCCCGGTTTAAATTATTTTTTAGATTTTGTTATCTGGATAGATGCCGCTGAGTACTTAATTGTTGGTGCAACTAAAAGCTGTGAGTTGTTATCCAAAAAGACTTGAACCTTTTTCCCGTTCGGCATTAAATGAACATCCGAGTAAGCACCATTATCAACGGAATCCCTTCCGATCGAATACATTTTCTTTTTATCCTTCAGCTCTTGAGTAAGCCTCACAATTTCCTCACAATCAGAATAATCATAGCTTTTGCGTCCGTCTATGTTTCTAATCTCAAAGCCCTGGAAGTTGAAAGTTTTTCCGTGCTTGTTAGATTCATCCATTGCCAGTTCCTTAATATTGTTTTTAAATCGGCCAATTGCCTTCTCCAGTTGATTAATAATAATAATAGAAGTAATCGGACACAATTCACCTTCCATAACATTCTCTTCAGCTACCTCAATAGCCATTTCGTTTTTGGATAGCCATGACCTTAAATTCATAGCTTTATCGACTGCGTTTTCTTTTTCTTGTTCCATGTACATTTCGTTTTCTAATTGTTGGAAAATCACTTCTTGCTGGTCTGCGTGCGTTGCTTCATAAGGATAAAGCTCTCTGACCCGTCCCATTATGATACTTTTTTAATGGTCCATAGCTTGGCCAGTTGATCAACTTGTTCATTGCTAAGTCTATAATGATCTTGAGCAAATCCTATAAACGTTGTCCACTCTGGATATTTATCTTTCCAGTCGTCGAGTCTTTCAAGGATAGAATTAAAACCTGCATCAATAGATTTTGTTTGCGCCTGGGCTTTATGGATTTCATCACCTGAAGCGGTTCCGTGTTGTATTCCAATGCCGGCCGCCGTGAATGCTTTACCTAAAGCTGAAGTGTAAGCGTTTTCAAGTGCCGAGGATTTGTTGATGAATCCGTCTCCGATAACCTCTTGAGCGATGCCATCGTATGAATTGTATTTATCGCTTGACTCATCAAATCTTATTTTGAGTTTAATGTGAACGGTCCAGGTTTTAATCTCTGCGTAATACTGTACCTTTTTAATCTTCACATCGTAGTCAAAATTTGATGCGCAGTGTGAGATTCTTTTATCAACCATGACATAGGGTTTGCCTGAGATGGTGACAGTGTCTAAGTTTAATAATCTTTTCATTGTGTTTTGTTTTTTTTAAAGGATGCCGTTCAATCGATCCAATTCAGATTGTGGGATGTAGTTGCGTCCTCCCAAAGACGTTGTGTTAATTTCTTCATTCCTAATTAGCTTGTGCATTGTGGTAGTGCTCAAGCCTAGTATTTTTGTGGCTTGGCTAATTTTATATAGTTTCCTATTGCTATTGATGACCCTATTTTGTTTTTCAATAGAATTTATTAACCTATCGAATTTTCTTTCGAGTTCAGATAATGGAGTCATTCCGTAATGTTCTTCCAACTCCCTAATTTTGACGGTATTATTGTTCATATATTTATAATTATGCTTATATTTAACTAATTAAATCCCTGAATAATATTCAAATTTATACATTTAAATTCAGTTTACAACATAAATATGCATATAAACGCAATTATTTAATGTAAACCTATGATTAGTACAGCTTTAGGTATTTAAAAATAATGCCTTAATCTGAAGTAAAATGAATAAAAAATACAAATGACTACTCCGAACGAAAGATTTTTAGAGCTTTTTAAGAATTTAAACTTATCGATTCCAGAATTTGCAAAAGAATGCGGAATGGATTCAAAGGTTAGAACCATTTATAAAATAATTAAAGACAGCCACAAGCCTTCAATTGCAATAATAAGGGAGGTTAGTTTAATTTTTCCAGAGTTTTCTATTGAATACATACTTTACGGAAACAACAAAAAAGATCATAAAGCAGCACAAATTCAGCAAAAAAATGTCTTGTTTAATGCAAGTTTGACACAACATAACACTAACTTTGAAGAGAAGGAACAAAATATGATCAACGGTTTTATTAAGCTAGAGCATGAACTAGTAAGAACATCAAACGCATTGCAGACCACTTTATTGAATTGTACAAATCAAATTCAAGAAATGGTTATTCAAAACGCAAAAACAAAAAATGACTTTGAAACTCACCTCGTAGAAGTAAATAAACAGATTGGAGCTCTTGCAACCTCACATTTGAAGCTGTCTAATCAGATCATAAAAGTAGAGGCAAAGATTCAAGAAATGCACCACGACAATACAATGGTCGCAATTCAGGCAAAAGAATACATCGAAGAGTCGCAAGCATCACATAAAAGAAACCACGCTTTTCAACAGCAAATAATTCCGGATCTCGGAGAGTTTAGAAAGACTAAGAAAAAATCTTGAACGCTGACGCTGTAATTGATTCCTTATTAATTTTCTTATATTTATTTAATGTCTTCGGATCTCTGATCCCTGTGATCGACATTATTATGTGATCTGGCATTGATTTTTCTGCCGCTATAGTTATAAACGTTCTCCTTGCTGTGTGAGATCCTACCATTTGCCAGCGTTGTTTTATTACAACCTCTTTTTTTGCACCATAATAGACCGTGTTTTTTATTTCTTCAGTAAAGCCAGCCATCTTACAAATCTTTTGAATGTTTTTATTAAATTTCTGACTTCTAATACTGTTTAAATTCCAATCATATTTGTCCAGTAATGTTTTAAGTTTTGGATGTAATGGAATAAAAGAATGGGTTTCCGTTTTTTCTGCTCTCTTAATTATCATGTCGCCCTGTACATCTGATTTTTCAAAGACTGAGTAATCCGAATAACGTTGCCCCGAATAACAACCAATCAAAAACAGATCCCTGTGTTTTTCTAGCCTTTCATCGAGTTCAAGTCCCGTTAAGGTGTCAAGGTCCAACTCTGTTAAGGCAATGTCATCAGTCTCAAAAGGTGAGATTTTAATATCTTTAAAAGCCAAGGGAACTTTTACACCTTTTTTGATGCACCAATTTAAAAACGTTTTGAAAAATCCGAAATTTCTATAAAGTGTATTATCATTTAGTTTGTATTTGCTTCTTAAAAAGACAATAAATTCCGTTAAAGTATCATTATTTAAATCCGTTAATAATATTTGTTTACCCTTTTCGAATTTTTCGAATTTATCAAATATTCTTGTATAGCTTTTAATCGAATTCCATTCTATCTCACCAACATTCAAAAGCTCGTCAATGTAAAGATTGGTATAATAATCAACAGATAGATCAACTGGGGCCTTTTCTTCAACATGAAAATATTCGTTGAGTTGTTTTTTAAGGATAGAAGCCGTCAAAGATTTGCCGTAAAAATCCTTTATTTGTTGGACCTGGTATTCGTATTCTCTTAAAGCCAGAGTTAAATCCCTGTTTCTGTCACCTTCTTTTCCTCGCATTACTCGAGGGAAACATTTTTTTTTGTCCCAATTCTTTGGATTTATATTTCGCCCTGTATTGTATTTAAATCTAGAGGTTTCGCCTGGGATATAAACCTCAAGTCTAATTTGTGCGTTCTCTCTTTTAGGGTGGTCCAATCTAAATGCCATGCGTGGGTCGATATGTGGGTCGAAAATATAGCGTAAATATACATTTATTCGAATACTTACATTATATTAGCCCTCAAAATATCAATAAACACCTATATACGGTCATAAAGCACGAGAGCCTTCCTCTCTGCACCAATAAACCTTAACTAGTTATATGCTAACAAGTTAGGGTTTTTATATTTTTAATGTGGGTCGGTATGTGGGTCTAATGTTAAAAGTTAGCTGAATACTCCCCATTTAAAAAGGTATAGTGTTTTATAAATATAATCAAAAAATATGACTGATCCGAGCGATCTGTCCATGAGTTGGGTGATGTAAGAATCCCTCGATCGCTTTTATGCTTCGATAACCGTTTCTATCATGCCAGGAATCCGTTCCAGAAGCCGAGCGAATAGATTCAATGTTTACCTTTCCGATGTCCTTAGATGTCTTGTGATGGACGTGGTGAGTGTATATGTGTCGATGCTTTGTTCTAGCCCAGTCCTCGGTTGACTCTTCGGCCATTAATAAAGGGAGATCGTTTTGCTTTGCTCCGTCTCCATGAGTTGCTCCAATGAGGTTGTCGTGATATCGGAAATACTTTCGGTGTGCAATTGAACAGTCGAAAGTTATATTCTCATTTTTATGAAACCAGGTCTTGATCACGTCGGCCAAAAAGAATCCTGAAGCGTAATCGTGATTTGAAGGGCAAAAAAGAAAATGTACATCTGCGACAGTGAGCAGTTTCTCAATGGCCTGGATCATTACATCCTTTGCACTGAGAAAGTTTTCGTACCACATCCCGTCAGTGTCTTGAGGGGTTCCTGATGTAGTCTGCCGCTTGGGCGTGTCTGTGTGAAGGATGTCATTCCCTCCAATAAAAAGAATCTTATCAATATTAAAAGAAGCTGTTTTGTCGAGTATCCCCTGGACCCCTTCGATAACTCTAGCCGATGCGATCTCAACATTGTATGCGTCCCCGGTTTCGTATGCCGTGGCTAGTTTACCGAAATGAATATCTGCCGGATCTACAACTAACAAATGAGGCTCTTTTGATTGGGTCCTTTCAATCTTTGGATATACTGGAGCAGCCTCAAGCATTTCATTTTTTAAGTCTTCAAATATTTCTTGATAAGATTTGCCATTGTTTTTGACAAACATTGAAATGTGTTTTGACTTATGCCAGTAGTGTTTAATATCCTTTACCGGAATACCTAGCCGATCTGATTCCTCCTGGAGGACTTTGTGGTCGTCTCCAAATAAAACGCCAAGATCTTTCTCGGTGAGCTGTTTTATTTTTTTGCGGTACTTATTGAAATATAATGGCAATCTGTAAACTTTTGAATTTTTCTGCATGTCTATTTGTTTAATTTAAACCCTGTTTTGTCAACTGTTCTCGCTCCGAAATATCCACAGAGGACCCAAGTCACTAGGTCGGAAGTGTCAGAAGTATCAAGACCCATAAACCAGCCGACAATATAAGCGGAGGTAAGGGCCAACAAAACCATTGGCCTGATATTGCGGGCTAAAAATGATTGGCTTTTTGAGTCGGCAACCCATCGCTTTGTGATGCCGTCAAATTCGTGAATCTCTTGATCTAGTTTTTTGAGTGCGATTTCTTTGTCTTTGTCTGACATATCAGATCCACCGATCAAAGCTTTTACAACACTACCGACAGGCGTGTCTCCAGCTATAGAGCTGACAATGTTTGGAATTTTTTCAAGTAGAAATTTTCCTACGTTAGTTTGACTGAATTTTTTTTTGCTCATTATCTTTTTTTAGATTAATAAGCGGCGACCCTGCAATCACTATTTTAGTCTAATGTATTTTAGTAGTCTTGATTTTGAATAAGGTGCAATCTGTACTTTATTACCTTGATTGCCTCCTAGCATGTAAATGTTTGTTTCAGATTCACGAACATAAAAACCGACGTGGCCTTTCCATCCGTCTCGATCCCCTCTCCATAAAACAACAATGTCTCCCTGCTCTGGGCTGTCTGTTTCCTTTCCAATATCTAACCAGCTTCTGGCGTTTAGTTTTTTAGTATATGGCAAATCACACATCATGCAAACCCAATTAACAAAAGCAGAACACCAAGCCGTCTCATCTTTTAATGTTTTACCATCAAAGCCAATGTCATCAAAGTATTTTATTACCTCTGGATTATCGATGTTGCCTTTCCATTCCTCAATTCCGTATTGAGTTAAAGCTGTTTTTATTAGCTCACTCATTAATATTTAAAAAGAGTAATTGTGATATGGAGTAAAGAAAGACCCATAATAATTAAAAGCATTTGACCCTGTGGGGAGTACGATTTCCATCTCTTAGCAATGTAATTTTTCATTTAGTCTCTTTTTTTAAATAATGAATCAAAAGCAACAGTTCCAGCTAAACTAAGCTTATCTATTACCTCGCTTTGTAGTGCTATTATTTGCGCCTCATAGGCATCTTTTTGCTCAACTAAGGTTTCAATGTGTCTTTGCTGAGATTCGACCTTAGCCTGCAATTGTGCTTCTGTTTCAGGATTCTTACCCAGTATGGAGTAGATCACCACAGCTAAACTGGCTGTTAGTGTTCCAACGATACTCACGAATATATCTTTGTTTTCTAAAGGTATTGAGTTATTAGCCAGATACATGAGTAAAAGTATTACTACTATAAAGATTCCAGCCGCTCCGCAATAATGTATTAAATCTTTTTTCTTCATTTATTAAATTGCTTGTAGATGTTTACTGCTGTGTAAATTATTGTCAGAATTAACACCACGGTTTGAAGTACAGGGTTAAACTCGTTTACAACACTAAAAAGCATCGCTCCAATATTCAATCCGTATATCTTCAAATCTTGCATTAGTTAAAGTTATGTCCTGCGAACGTGTGAACTCCATTTCCTGAAGGTGATACCTCTTTATTTCCCCATCCAGTAGGTGAAGCCGTTAGGTCTTTCCATAATACGTCAACAGCATATTCAGTCTTTGCTACTCCTTCCGTTTCAATTTCGCCTTCTTCGTTGTATGTAGGTTCTGTAATCCACAAATGACCTAGTTTAACGATAGTATGCCTGTGACTTGGCACATTGTTACCGTCTTCATCTTGAACGTGTGGGAGAGCGGCTATTTTTGTATCTGCAGCGGCTTCTGTTGTAAATTCGTACTTTTTAAATAGTGTTGCCATAATTGTTTTT